TGTTCTTCGCAAAACCATTTAGGTAAAGCGCTATCCCAAAGCCAATAGTCGTACATTAAGGTGTTCCATAAGCAGTTACGTTAGCCAAAGCAATAAGGTTGCCAGAAGAATCTAAACTAGCAACGTTTGTGCCATTATAGTTAAAGTATAATTTATTGCCGTTTGGGGTTATGTTCCAACCACCAGCATTAGCTATGCTTTTGGCGACGCCTGCGGTAAGGCTGGCTGCGGTTCCTGTAAGACCTGTGCCTGCGCCGTTATAGGTTCCGCTGGTTGAGGTTGTTGATGTAATTGAAGTAGATGTAATAGCTGTAGCCGTCAGGGTACTCATAATTGCGGAACCCGTAAATGATGAGGTTCCAGAAACAACCAAATTACCGCCTACGTTCCAATTACCAGCCGCTGTTGTTTGTGCAGAATAGAATCCAATACCGCTACCGCTGACATTTGATGCATCGCAATAACATTGACCTGTAGACTGAGCTGGGATAACTAAAGATGTAGCACCACCAGATACAACCATAGTTAATGGCTGAGTAGTGTTATTGACTACTACATATACTTTATTTTGTGCTGGCGCTGTAACTGTAGGCGATCCACTAGGAGTTCCACTAAAAATAAGTACTGCGTTGCGAGCATCATCTGATGTGCCATTATAATTTGTTAGCGTGTACGAACTTATGCCCTGTAAAGAAATAGCCGTTACGCCTGTAATTGCTTGCTCTAATAGCGTACCAAGATTAGTGTTGGTAGTTTGACCCCATGTACCAGACTGGTCTCCAGTGCCAATAAGGGCTAATTTTAGCGATGGTGAATATGTCGTTGTCATAATAATCCTTATTGTGAGTTGTTAATTACAACCCAATTTGGTGTTTGCGAATCAATAATTTTAATCCAGTCAGATATAGAAGTTGCGTTATCTGCAAAAGCAGCATTTTCAGAAATAGCAGAAACGAATGCTGCAATAACTGAAGGCGCATCTGCTGGACTAAAGTTTTCTGTTACTGCGCTTAAAAATGATGCAATTACCACATCAATATCAGCGGCTGTTAAATTTTCAGTAATAACAGTGTTAAATATTTTTTGACCAAAAGGAGAATCTGCTACGTTAATGCCTTCTTTTATGGCGCTACTAAAATTTGCAATTACTGACTCTATATCGGAGTCGGCAGATATGTTTTCATTAATTGCTGCAGTAAATACAAAAATACTAATTCCAGAATCTGTTTCTGTGGTTATTTGCTCAGTTACTATTACAGCATAAGTCTGTGCTGGCTGCGGCAAGGAATCGGCAAAACTGCTAATTGGCTCAGTTATTTGAACTCCATAAATTTGTTGCACAGTTTGTGAATCTGCAAAACTAGAAATGGATTCTGTAATAACGCTATTGAAACTAGCAATTACTGCGTCAATATCAGTATCTGATGCAATAGACTCGCTTACGCTTCCACCATAAATATTTGATTGGAATGCATTAAATGGAGCTTGAGAGAAGACAGTTAAGCCAAACATCATTTGCCCTTTAGTGCGTCTATTTCCGCCTTTAATTCTTTGATTGCTTCAATTAACAAAGGCACTAATTTTTCATACCGAACTGTTAAATATTGGTCATCAATAGGTGCTGGTACAACGACTTCTGGTTGAACCTGTTGAACAGATTGAGCTGTAACGCCAACCTCCATAATTGATGCATCATAACCAAGTGCAACAGCAGTTTCATTAGCATGGTAGAGCATTGTTTCAATTTGGGTTACTTTGTATAAAGCGTTATCAATGTTACCAACTTTAGTTTTTAAACGTTCATCTGAATAGTATGCAGTAATGTTGTTGGTAGCACGAATCTCCCCTGCGGTTCCAGAACCAGCAGTATTGACACCTAAAGAGTTAAATTGAACGTTGGAAGAAGTTGCTACTGCCTGTCCAATACTAATTGTGACTGCGCCAGTAGCGGCGGATACGGAAACTCCAGTACCGGCTACAGCAGATGAAACATATCCACCTGTCACGCTTGTTGCAGTGCTTGCTGTGGTGGCTGCTGCTACTGTCAATGTAGAAGCGGATGTCCATGTAGGAGCGCCAGACCCACCAGATGTTAATAATTGACCAGAAGTACCTGCCGCAGACAAAGCTAGTGCTGTGCCTGTAGAATATACTGAAGCACCAGCAGTAGCTGTTAAACTTGCATTAGTGCCACCATAAGTCATGGAAATAGTGCTGCCAGCCCATGTAGCCCCACTAAGAGTTCCTCCGCCCATATTTAAACCAGATGTACCCCAAGTTACAGCTCCACTCGGTCCTGCGCCCGGCACAAACATATAACCAGACCAGCTACCAGCCGCTGTGCTATTGTTTTCACAAAAAATAAATGCTGCCATGCCCGGTACAACCGCCCCCAAAGCGCCACCACCGTTTGCTAATAACGTTACGTTGCCCGTTGAATCATTATCAAGAATAAATCCTTGACCTAAAGATACTGTAGTAGCATCAGGAAGAATAACGGTTTGCGTTAATGTACCAACAAATCTTTGGTAATATGAGCTTATTACGGTTAAAGTTGTTGTAGCCGATGCAGTTGTATTTGAAGTCCATCCGGGAATAAAGCTATTTGCTGATACATTTCCGTTTGCATCTTTATAAACAGATTTTCCTGATGGATAGTCTACCCATACTGCCGCAGTATTACCAGCAAGATTAATTGCTGAACCGCTATTACTTGAAGACAGAATCGTATTACGAGCTAAAGTATTAGGTGATGTTGTAAATGTGCCAATACCTACTTCCCACGCAAAAGATGTATTGTCATAAATGGTGTAATAACAAGTATTGCCATTACCAATACCAGCAGAAAATGTTTGATAGCCATTGACAGCCCCAGCCAATATGACTGAGCCTGTCCCTGTACTGGTCGTTGTTTCCTGTACTCTATCAGCTAATACTAAAGCCATAATTGGCTCCTAAATTAAGACGTTGCGGTAGTGGTATAAGTTACTGCTAATGAGTCACCACTGGATACAATTTTGCTTCCTGCGGTAAAACTACCAGCACTGTATAAAACACCAGTAGTAGAACCTACAGTTGCAGATGCACTTGCGCCAGAGTTAATAAAGCAACCAAATACAGTACCACCACTTGTAAATGTAAATGTCAAAGCAGATGCAGCTTTAGAGCTAATATTGCTACCAGCAGCAGATCCGTTGTTTGTAGATGCTGTCCAGTTTGGAGATTGACGGCTACCAGAGTATGCGGGAGCATTAGCGCCACCAACCTCTTGCCAACCAGCGTGGCTAGAAATAGTATCTGATGGGAAATAGTTAGCTGTAGCAGATGCGCTGCCTACTAATCCAAGATAGTTACTGCCAGAAGAAGTACCACCGCTAGTGCCAGTTGCGCCAAAATAATAATCAAATAGAGCATTTTTTCCAGCAGCAGTCACCAAGTTTGGCGCTCTGTCTTCCCACTTCATATTGCCTTGTGCATCGTAGCATACTACATCATAGTATCCTTCAAACCCAACAGAGTTATCAGACGCAGCATTACGAGTTACCGCAGCGGTACTGATGTCTCCAAATTTTGCTTTTTCCATGTAAAACTCCTTAACTAATTGTCAGTACTGCTGTTGTTGATGTTGCCGTTGGGAACGTAACGGTGAACGTGCTTGAACTGGTAATCGTGCTACCAAAATTCAAAATAAAACAAGCCGCTCCAGTGGTGCTATTATAAACTAGCGCTCCGTTTGCGGAAAGCGAACCAGACCAACTTACGTTGTTAAACGAGATATATGCTATGTTATTTGTGGTATCTTGGGTTGGTGGGTTAGATATGGTTAAAACCTGTCCACCAGCCGTATAGCCCGTCCCAACGACTTCGTTCGTACTGGTATAAGCGGTGGTTGTATTATCAAGGTTCGCATTTCCGTTATATAAAGCTATTTTGTAGGTATAGGGAGAAGTTAAAGTAAAGTTCTCCAAACCAGACAAAATATTGGCTTTAAACAACGTGGTTTGAGTCTGTACTATTGGCATTATGTATTAACCTTGAGTTTAGTCTGACCATCACGGTAAGCATCACCACGCTCAAGACCATCGCCAAGACGTTTAATTTCGCCAAGCGCTTCTTGGAATTTATCTTCGTAATATTTAATAATGTCTTGCTCCTGCTTTTGGAAAAGCATAGCTTCACGCATAGCGCCATAAAATAGCACTGGATCATAGTTATCGCCAAGCCAGCTTTGACCAGATGGGTTATTTAATTGAGCGATGCCAACAGAAAAGCCCGAACCAGTTCCCCCTACAGAACTAGCTGATACGCTTAATACATCTGATGCTTGATAAAAACTTCCGCCATTTTGTAATGTAACGGATGACACAACTCCGCTTCCATTTATTAAAATATCAGCAGTAGCGCCAGAACCTGATCCACCAGTTAATGGTACGTTTTGATACAAACCTGCACTGTATAATGATCCACCAGAAAAGGTAGCATTCAATACGGCAACAACACCCTGCACAATAGATACTGGATAGTAAAAATAATGCAATTCAGTAGTATATGATTGATCTGGTGTTGGTCCAACTATGGCAGTTAATTCATTAACATTATTTGTGGAACTACCAAAAATAGCGTAATACTTAGGTAAAGTCCAACTTGTCGTTCCATTGTTGGGATAAGCTTCACGAATAAAGTTCACATCTTTATTAAGTAAATAGGTGTAATTACCACTACTATCAACTACGGCAATAGAGTAGGTTGCCAACCAGTCAAACGGCAAAGTTAAATACTGGTTTCCAACTGTAAAATTGCCTGTAACGTTTTTACGTAATGATGGAATTTGAACTGCGTTATATATGCGTGTTTCAGCCTGTTCAACAAAGAACGGAATATTTGCTACAAACGCTGTTTCTGTCGTTTGTGCGTAAGTCTGAATGTTGTTATATAACGTTTCGTAGTTCATTTATTAAGCCATTGGTCCACGAGCAATACGACCCTTAGTGGCAGCGCCATTTCCACGGGTTTCTTGACCATCTTCTTTGGTTGTACCTTTACCCCAACCTACAGAGCTTGCTGGTAATGGATCTTTAATGTTGGCTTCTTTAGCAGACTTTTCAGTTGCAAAATCGCCCATTTCCATAACTTCATTTCCATTAATAATTTTGCCATCCATTGTGTGTGGACGAGCATAATCACTTGCAGGTTTATCGTAAGGGGCTTTACCAGTGCGAATAGCTGGGCTATTCTTGGTAGTAGGTTTTACATTTTTTGCGGTTGCCATATTAACGACCTCTTGCGCTAGATTTTTGATTAGCAACACGAGCCATATTGCGACCCATGCTACGCAAATTAGACTGAGTTACTCCACCTTTAGCCATCTTTTTAACATCCATACCGCCCTTTTTAAGTTTAAGCTTGGTATGCTTGCCGGGATGCTCTTGAGCATCGTGTTCTTTCATAGCTTTTTTAATTTCTTTGTCAGCCATAGCTTTGTCTTGTTTCATATCTTCTTTTTTAGATTCCATCTTTGCCATTTTTTTGCTCCTAAGTTATTACTACAGTTACTGAATTAATATTGCCCTTACCAATTAAATAGTTAGGTGTAAGTTTTCTTTCAAAACCACTGGATCCACCCACTGGATACCATCCCCACTGGATAACCCTACTACCGCCCTCTGGAAATCCAGCTTGGCTTTGGGATGTACCGCCTCCCTGATTAATCTGTAAACCACTAGGACCAGAAGCGTAATAGCTTATATCTGGTCGTGGTTCACGCACAGCTTGCGGATCATTAACAGGGTACATACCCAGTCGTAACTGAGGATGATCTGGATCCCAACACTCTGGGCAAACTTTAATACTTACCAGCTTGGTCTTGATGGTTAGCTTTTTTAATTCACTAAGCTTATATCGTTGACCACATCTGTCACACTCCGCAATACTGTGTTTACCACTAGCATACTTAGTTGGCATACTTACCTCGAATAGAACATATTACGAGGAACAAATCTAATCGAAACCATTTCCCGATCTTCTTCAGTAGCTTGTTCTAACTGCGTCATGTATTCCATTTTTAAACCAGCAGCACGTTGCATATCCATATTAGGAAGCTTCATAGATAAATAATATGCTAATCCAGCAACCAAACAAGTAATCCAACGGAACGGAATATCTTGAATAAATACACCTGTTCCAGAATCTTGAATACGTCTCATGCGCCAGTAAACCAAGGTATACGGAGTTCCATTATCTGGTGTGGGCCAGACAGCTAAAAACGGTAACTGTTGGTTATAAATTAAAGCGCCAGAGCTATGAGCCGCAGCAGTAGTATTGTACTGTCCACGGTAGCAATTTAAAAGCTGATTGCCCGATAAATTGACGTAACCAATAATTTCATTATCAATTTGAATAAATCCAGTAGATCGC